GGAACAGGGCAGCCGTAAGCCCGCAAAATACATATTAGATCTGTTAGAATTTAAAGTAGATGCAGATTGCAAAAAAAATGAAAAAAGTTTATAAAAAAGGCTTGACAAATGCACTCATTGAGTGCATTATATAAACATAAGATAAAACAAAGCAAAATAGGTTAAAGGAGAAACAAAATGTTAAAAGTACAGTGGAATGAAGAAGGAAAAATCAACAAAACTACAATATACGAAAGTGTGCAGGACGCAGCAAGCGGGGAAGATGTGAGCATGTTCTTAAATTTTCTTATTGAGCAAGGGGAACATATAGACATTGAGGAGATTGAAAGCGAACTCAAAACTTGCGACTATATCGAAGAACTTAACTTCGTTTTTAAACAGTATTTTGATTATAGTTGGATTAGACTCGAAGTCGCTCACCTTAGTTATGAAGTTTGGGTTAGCCATATAAATAAATATGGCTGTCATGGTTCTGAGGTTTCAGACTCTTGGCTTCATCTTGAAACCGAGGACTTAGAGCAAGCTAAGGCTAAAGCTAGAGAATTATACGAGCCTAATAGCGATTATATTGTTGAGTTAAGAAGCAACATCGGCATTGATTATGACTGCTATGACCTTGTAGACTTTAAAAAATACGACGATAGCATTTTTAACATGTATGACTTTGCCGACGCAGAATATGATGAAGCCTCAAACACCTGCGATTTAAAGTTCTACGATAAGACATGGGACATCACAGCGTATATTCGCAATGTACCAATTCCAGAATGGCTCAAGACCGAAGAAGATGGCGAACTTGTATATATCTTTGATGATTGTGATTGGCAAAGCAACAAGGCTATAGAACACGCAATTAATAATGGTAGTAAAGAGATTGTAAAAGGGATAGATCATATTTAATAGCAATCTCGTTTGTTGAGAGGGAAAGTAGCACACCTATAGGCACACTACATAGGATAAAGGTTGAATTTTAGACGTTTTTTCTCGCATTCGTAACGCGCAGGTCAGCGGTTCGATCCCGCTCGGGAGCTCCAGAAGAAAAAGCCTTGTAATTGCTTGATTTTCAAGCAATGCAGGGCTTTTTTTATATTCAAAATCGAGGTATTATCGAAATATTTATTGCCCTATATTGCCCTATATTGCCCTCTTGCGTGCAACACCCCGTGCAACACCTTAACAAAAAAACTACCATAAGTCATGGTAGTTTAGAAATTTTATTATTTACCGTTGATTGATTTAATATCTTCGCTACATCAAGTATATCGCTTTCGTCAAGATTTGTATAAATGTTGGCTGTAAGAGATATATCAGAGTGCCCCATGAGTTTTTGAGCCATTCTGATGTCAATTCGCTTTCGTGCAAGATTAGTACAATATGTATGTCTAAAGCAGTATGGCACGAGATCAGGAGCAACCGGGAAAGGCGGTATGAGCTGATTGCGATACATCTTGCATCCCATCGCGATATTTAGTCGTCTTTTAAAGGATGTCCATACACGATTACGATTTTCGTACTTTATAGCAGTTCCGGAACTGTAGCATGCGATGTATTCAAAAGGCGGCGTATGTTTTATCAATTCATATAAATCATATGGGATTGGAACTGTTCTATCAGCATTAACCGATTTCGTTCCGCGAATATGCAGCAAAGGGATGTCGTCTTTAAGCAATATATCCATACCTTTACACTCTGCAGCTTCGGATGGACGACATCCGCAATCGAGCATTAAGAGATATAAATAATATCGTCTATCAGTTTTAGCCACTTCTCTGATATAACGCTCTTCTACTTCCGTAATTGCTCGGCGATATGTTTTTGTGCCTTGCGGCTTAACTATATACTTTGCTGGGTTATCGACGATGAGATGATTTTCTACAGCTTTAGAAAAGATAAAATTCAAGGCTTGATAAACTCCGTTAATTTGTGCTTTAGATTTTCCAGATTGCAAATTTAAGACATTTTGACAATGAAGAGGCTTAACTGTTTTAAGCTGCATTTTGCCAATGTGCGCAAGTATGCAAGAATTCACTTTGCTTATATATTTTCTTTGAGTTAAGTCTGATTGCCTTGTTTTATATACAGCAATAGCTTGCTTTGTCCAATCTTCCACGGTAGTTGATCCAGCAAGAATTACTTTGCCCTCCTCAATGTCGCGAACTTTATTTGTATATTTTTGAATCAACTCAAATTCCGAATCGGCACGAACAACATATCGCACGCCATCTATTTTAAAGTATTTTACAAACTTATATTTTTTTGGCATACGCACCTCCAGGCTAGTAAAGAAAACAAAATGAAAAAAATCCCGTATGTATACGAGATTTTTTTAGATATTCTATAATGCCCTATAGGCAAGATTTTGGAATTACTTCCGTTAAATTATTTTATCTTAAATCTCGAATAATGTCAAATCGTTTTTCTATTTTATTATGATTTGTTTTGATAATTTATCGGTTAGCTTGTCCATGGTTGAATCTGACAGCTTTATACCATATAGATAATCTGTGGATTTCTTGGGAACATAAATTCGCTGCTTACTTACAGTAGTTACTTGATTCATTATCGCCATAGTTCCTGTTTTCAATTTATTAATTTCTTTTTTATAGACTTTTAACAAATTCATAGTAGTTTCTGCAGCATCAAGCTTTGATTCTAAATCTGCAATGATGGCAGATTTTCTCTCATCCATATCGGAATCATGAGGAATCAATTTTAATATTGCTTTAAATTCACCAATTTGACTAGTAGCAGAGTCATTCAATTTATTATACTGAGTAATAGCTTTGTTATACAATTCTTGCCCTAAGTCTAAATTTGATTTATGAATGGTTTTACCATTAGTTGAGGAAAGAGGGATAACTGTTATTACATCAGCTGCACGAGAGTTCTTATTATCAATAACTACTGCATAATGAAGACCACCCAATTCTTTTCCTATACGAAATCCAAAATTCACACGTATGACATCACCACGAGAATACCGGATAAGTCTTGACGGATTAAAATCATCTTCCTTTTCTATGTAATCTGCAAATGATTTAATCCAATAAGAAACAAGATCGGCTTTTTTGTTGTATGATTTATCGGTTGAGTCTGCATATTTTTCTAACAAATCATTGAGGCGAGTCATAGCCTCATCGATATTATTTTTAATATCAGTAATCGATTTATTCTTACTCAATCTTATAGCGCCTCCTTAACAACATTTTTATCAGTTGTTTTTACGATTTTTTAAAATTGAAACTAAAGCGAGCGCTGCACAAATTAAGCACCAAATAGACCAAATAATTAAATCAGTATAGCTTCCTGCATTTGTTAGCCCCATCACGGCAGCTAAACCAAAGATCACAATAAGTGCAATATTGCCGCCTTTTCCAACCTTATTTCTAACCGCAATAGAAACGATTCCACCAGCGAGCATCAATATTGCAACTAAAAGTCCCGCAGAACCGCTCACTTCGTTGTTATCAGCCAAAGCATTACCAAGTCCTGCCATACCAGACTGAAAAGCAACAAATACGCTTAGGATGATTGACAAAATACCTGATACTAATTTCCATGTTTTCATTTTTTACTTCCTTTCTTAATAAAAAACATACGAATTAAGATTTATTACATAAAACAATCATATTAGATTGCTAAACGAATAACAAAGTTCACGAGCCTATTTCATATTGTGGAACACACCAACACATTCACCTAAAATCGTTACCTCCGAAGCATCAACAACCATCGGCTCAAATTCAGAGTTACAAGGATTTAATATTATTGTATCATCTTTCCAAAATACTTTTTTTAAAGTAGCCTCACACTCAGAATTTAGTAACACGGCGTATACTGTGTTGTTTTTATAGTCATAAGTCTTTTTTATAAAAGCGATGTCGTTATTAGAGATGCAAGCATCAATCATACTATCACCACGTACGCGAACACAGAAATCTGCCTTGATAGATTGGTCAACGAAAAAATATCCCTCAAAATTCTCTTCACAGAAAATGCCGTTTCCAGCACAGATATCGCCCAACATCGGAATCGGGCGAGCTGCAGGAAATGAAATGTTGGTTATATTTGTCAAATCATCTTCATTTTGATTTAATCTAACTAACTGACTACCATCGGTCATTCGAATTAAATCATCTGCCGACATAGACATTACTTTAGCAGCCTTTTTAAATGTATCAATAGAGGGTAGTAGCTGCTTAGAACTTTTAGGATTTTTATTTTTCTCTAACATCGAGATATAACCTTTACTTAAACCAGCTTTTGCAGCGAAGGTTTCCATTGTCATGTTGTTTTCTTCTCGAAACTGCTTTATTATTTCACCTAAAAACATAAAATCACCTCTTGTTTAATATAATAACCTTTTTGCGAAAAACAAGCAAGGAAAAAGTTTAATAAAATAAACAAAACCTATTGACAATAAAAGTTTAATATATTAAACTCAAGAAAACGGAGGGAATAAAAATGAAAAACACTATTAAAAAAGAAAGAGAAAATCTTGGAATGACACAAGCTGAGCTTGCTAAAAAGTCGGGAGTTGCACGAACGATCGTATCCGGGTTGGAGAGTGGCAAAATCAAAGTTACTACTACTAATACGATTGAAAAAATAGCATGTGCTCTCAATAAAAAAACTACAGATGTATTTTTTTAATTTAAAAGTTTAATATATTAAACTCAAGAAAACAAAGGAGAAAGAAAATGAAAGATTGGGAAACGCAAAATTTCACCGAAATGCCAAGTGGACTAATCATTGAAGAA